GCACGGCCCGATGAAAGAGTTTGTTTTTCAAGCGGTTTTTTCAAATGGCTAGGAAGCTCATCAAGAAAAAAAAAGTCGCAGCAAAAAAACGGAAGGCCGCGCGACCCAAACCCATCCCGCCGGCGAAAGTCAATTACGATCAGCACCGCGAATCGATGGCCGCGAAGTCGCGGCAGAAGTCGGAGGCCGGCCGCGAGATCGGGCCTCTGCCCGAGGTGCAGAATCCCGCGCGTCGCGCCCGCGGCCTGGCTTCGCTCGCCGCATTCGAGCGAGAGTATTTCCCGCACCGGTTCTTTCTGCCCGATGGCCCGCCGCACGCGCGGGCCACCGAGCGTCTGGAAAAATGCACCGACGCCGGCGGCCTCTTCGCCGTCACCATCATGCGGGGCAGCGGCAAGACCACGAAGGCGGAAGTCGCCGCGATCCGGGCCGTGCTGAGCGGCAAGCGGCGCTTCGTGGTCATCGTCCAGGCGACGGAAAAACTCGCGGCGAAGAGCCTCAAGAAAGTCCAGCGCGAACTGGAAGACAACGAGGCGCTGCTGGCCGATTTCCCGGAAGCCGTCTTCCCCATCCGCGCGTTGAAGCGAATTCACCACCGCGCCAACGGGCAGACCCTCAACGGCGAGCCGACGCGGATCGAGTGGACCAAAGAGGGCGTCACGTTTCCGACCATCGCCGGGTCGCCGTCGTCGGGCGCCATGATTTACGTGGTTGGCATAACCGGGAGCATCAAGGGCCTGTCCGCACCTGACCCGATCACCGGCGGCATCATGCGGCCGGACTTTATCATCATCGACGATTGCCAGACGCGCAAGTCGGCGAAGTCGCCGGTGATGACGGCCGAGCTTGAAGCCACGGTCATGGACGATCTGCTCAACCTCGCTGGGCCGACCGTGAAAATTGCCGGCGTGTTCCTCTGCACGCCGATGTACCCAAACGATCTGACCGAACGCTTCCTCGACCACGAACGGCACCCAGAATGGGGCGGCGTCCGCAGCGCGATGCTCGAAGCCTTCCCGCAGCGAATGGATCTGTGGGACCAATACTTTGAAATCCGGAAGGACTCTCTGCGCGTCGGCGGCGACGGCGCCCAGGCGACGGCGTTCTACCGCGCGAAGCGGGAAGCGATGGACGCCGGAGCGGTGCTGGCCTGGCCCGACCGCAAATTTGAAGATGAACTGAGCGGTCTGCAGCACGCGATGAATCTGTATTATCGCAGCCCCCGCAGTTTCATGGCCGAATACAACTGCCGGCCGGACGAGGGAGTTGCGGCGGCCGACGGCAAGGCGATGATTCCCGCGGAACTCGCGAAGCGCTTGAACGGCACGGAGCGGTTGAAAGTTCCGCCCGATTGCTCGTTGCTCACGATCGGAATTGATCCCGGGGTTTGGGCCGTGTGGTACACGGTCGCCGCCTGGAACGAGCACTTCGGCGGCGCCGTCGTCGACGTCGGGTGCTGGCCGCCACAATCGCGATCGCAGTTCGCGGCGGACGATTGCAGGCCATCGTTGCGCGAGACGTACCCTGACCACACCGACGCACAACTGGCTTTCAAATCGCTACAGGCTCTAACGGCGGAAGTGCTCCCGCGCATCTATTACCACGCGCAGACCGGCGGCCCGATGAAAATCGAGCGTTGCCTGATCGACGCCGGTTGGCAGACGGACGCCGTTTTCCAGTTCGCGCGGCAGTCGCCGTTCTCGACGATCATCACACCGTCGAAGGGGATCGGCCGGACACCGACGACGCGCGGGGTTGTCGAATGGCAGCCGCGGCCCGGCGAGCGGAAAGGCCCGGCCTGGCGACTCACGAAAGCCGAAGGCGGCCGCGGGCAACAATGCCAATTCGACCCCGACTTTTGGAAATCGGAATTGCACTCGAAGCTCACCGTGCCGCAGGGCGGCATGAATGCGCTGACGCTCTGGGGCAAATCGTCGGGGGCGCTCGAAATGCTCGCGGATCATCTCTCGAGCGAAACCTCCCGGCCAAAAAACATTCGGGGCATGACGTTCGACGCCTGGACGAAGACGCCGGGGACCGACAATCACTGGCTCGACACCACCGTGCTGGCGGCGGTGGGGGCCAGCGTGAACGGGCTCCGGGCGAATTTCGATCCGACCACGTCGCCGGCGAGGCCGAAGAAGCGCAAAGCGATTTCGCTGTCCGAACTCGCGGCCCAAAACCGAAAGCGTGTGGCGTGAACCAGCCGGCCACTAGATACGATCATGGCCGAGCCCACGCTCGAAGAGATTGACGAGACGATCGCCACCTCGGCGACGGAGCCCGCGGAGCATTCGGCGGACGGTCAAACCACGAAGTCCCGTCCCCTCGGGGAACTGCTCGACGCCCGGGATCGGATCGCCAGCCGCAAGGCGGCTCAGCGCCGGCGCTCCGGCTGGGCGGGCGTCATTGTCAGCCGCGGCCGCACCCAAGGCGGTGGCGCGTGCTGAGTGGCTTGAAGCGATTCCTGCGCGACACATTCACCACTCCGAAGGTTGTGCGCCAGGTCGTGATTCGGAACCCGTTGCAAGCGAGACACGAAGCGCTCGACGACGAAAACCCGGACCACTGGAAGAATGCCTATTCGACGTCGCCGAACGGCGTCTCCACAAGTCAACGCGCGAAGCTCCGCAACAAATTCCGCCACGAGCGGGACAACAACGCCACGCTCGACGCGATGCTGGAACAGTACGCCGGCGATTTCATCGGGAGCGGCCCGCGGCTTCAGTTCAACGAAGACGTCGCGGGCATCGACACTTGGGCGCCTCAAGTCGAGCGGTCCTTTGCAAAGTGGTCCGAAGCCATCAATCTCGCCGACAAGCTGACTCTGTTCGTTGAGAGCGCGCCGGGTGACGGGGCTTCGTTCCTTCAAGCCCTGGTCAATCCCGTCGTCGATCATCCGGTGAAGCTCGACTTCCGCGGCCTCGAAGATGAACAGGTTGCGACTCCGGATTTGAAAGCGTGGCTCGACCCGAAAATTATTGATGGCGTCGTGCAGGACGAATTCGGAAACGTCGAAGCCTATCACGTTCTCCGCGAGCACCCCGGCGACTTCCTGCGCTGGGGGGCGAAATACGACACCATCCCGGAATCGCAAATCGGCCACTGGTATCGGCCGACCCGCGCGGGCCAACTGCGCGGTCATTCGAGGTTCGCCAGTACGCTGGAAGACCTGGCGATGATCCGCCGTTTCCAGAAAGCCACGCTCGCAAAGCAGGAGGCGCAGGCGTGCATCGTGGCGACGATGGAAGTCGACGCGCCCGCGGCGGACGTTCCGGAATCGGATGAAGACCCGGCAGCCTCGTTCAAGCTCGCGGACGAAGTGCCGATGCCGCGGCAGGGTTTCTTCACCGTGCCGAAGGATTCGAATGTCAAGCAAGTCGAGCCGTCGGACACGACCACGGATTACAGCGAATACGTCGACAAACTCCAGACCCAGGGCGGCCGCCCGCTGCTCGCGAGCCGCGCCGCCGTGACGGGCGACAGCAGCGGCTACAACTTCGCGTCCGGGAAGTTGGACAAGCTGCCCGCGCAAGACTCGATCCTGCGCCTTCGCGAGAAGCTCCGCCGCCTGGTCCTCAAAAAGATCGTCAAGCTCTGGGCCGCGTTCGCGCTGCACGCCGGCGAGATTCCGGCTCACGCCCCGCCGTTCAAGGACTGGGTTTTCGACTTCGCCTACGACGGCTTTTCGTCGATCGACACGCTCAAGGATTTGGACGCCGCGGCGAAGCGGATCACCACCGGCCTGTCGAATCTGTCTCTCGAATGCGCCGCGCTCGGGTACGACTGGAAACAAATTGCCCTGCAGCGCAAGAAGGAAATCGCGTTCTACAAGTTGCACGGCTTGGACCCGACGCTCGGGCTCGGCAAAGTACCCGCGGCACAGCCGGCCAAACCGCCTGAACCCGAACCCGAGGACGAAGCGGAGACGGACACGACGTTGGAGCGGCGGTCCGCGGAGGGCGCGTATGTCTAGCGCCCGCGCAAAACTTCTCGAAATTCCCGACCTCTTGGCCGAGAAGCTGAAGGCCCTGATCGATCTGGGTTGCGTTCAACCCGCTGATCGCTCGGCGCTGTGCACCGACATCAAAACCATCAGTGAAGCCATCGGCGCGCTGGGGCACGAGCCAGTCAAAACGCCGGGCTTCGGTGTTTTCGAGGCGGTGTCGAAATGAGTGTGATCCTCAACGCTGCCGCTTTTCCGTCCACGCTGCGACTGACCAGCGGCGAGCCCGTCGTCCTGGAAGCGGCCGAAGGCGAAGCCGGTGCCAGCGGCCCGGCGAAGTTTTCGGCGAATGCCTACACCGGCGGAGCGATGAGCGTCGAAGGCTTCGGGTTACCCGTCGTCGTCGACCTGGCAGGACTGTCAGTCCCGCGCGAGAAATCGCCGGTGCTGCGCGAACACGACCGGGGCCGACCGATTGGTCACTCCGCGAAGATCGACGTCGGCGTGAAGGGCATCAAAGTTAACGGCCTCTTCTCGTATCCCGGCAAAGACGCCGACGAAGTGAAGGCCTCGGCGGCCAACGGTTACGAGTGGCAGACATCGATTGGCACCACCGTTGACCAAATCGAGCACGTGGACCGCGGCCAGTCGGTCAAAGTCAACGGCCGCAATCATCCCGGGCCTCTTTACGTCATCCGCAAATCACGCTGGCGCGAGCTCAGCTTTGTGACGTTAGGCGCAGATTCCAACACCTCCGCGAAGATCGCGGCCAGTTCCTACGAGGGCGATGCAATGACTTTTTCGGAATGGCTGAAAGCCAAGAAGATCGACGAAGCCGCTACGCCGGCGGAAACGCTCGAAGTGCTCCGCGCCACCTACAAGGCCGAGCAGACGCCGCCGCCGCCCAATCCGAACCCGACCACCAAAGGCGGCAACGGCGACGACGAATCGGACCCCATCAAGGTGGCCCGCGTCGAAAAGGCCCGACGCGATGAAATCAACTCGCTGATCACCGCGGCGGTCAAGCGCAATCCCGACAACCTCGACGAACTCGAAGCGATCTCGAAGCAGGCCGTCGAGCAGAACTGGACGATCGAGAAAACCGAAAGCCGCCTGCTCATCGCCAGCGTTCCGACGGCGGCCCCGTTGGTGTTCAGCCGCACTCGCGGCGACGTCACGGCCAAAGTCCTTGAAGCCAGCATCTCCCGCAGCATCGGCCTGAAGGACGTGGAGAAACATTACGACGAGCAGGTCCTCGAAGCGGCCGACCATAACTTCGGCGGCGGCAACGTGGGACTGCTGGAACTGATCGGCCTTTGTGCGCGAGCCGGCGGTTTCAACGACACCGTCCGAAGCGCAAACCTGGACCGAGCGCTCAAAGCCTGCCGGCGTGCGGAACTCCTCGCCAGCGCGGGGCCGAGCACGTACAACCTGGGCAGCATCCTCAGTGACTCTGCCAACAAGATCGTCCGCGAGCAGTTCTTATTCGTCGAGCAGCTCTGGAAGAAGCTCTGCGCGACCCGCCCGGTGAAGGACTTCCGCCAGGTGGAAAGCTGGTCGCTCACCGGTGACCTCGTTTACCAGCGAATCGCCAAGGGCGGCGAGATCAAGACGGGCACGTTCGCCGACACCGGGTACACGAACAAAGCCGAGCCCTACGGCCTCGGCTTGTTCATGGACCGTCAGCACATCGTGAACGACGACGCCGGCATTTTGCTGTCGATCTACAAGCGGCTCGGCCGCGGCGGCGGTCTGATCCTGAGCAAGATTTTCTGGACCGTGGTCATGGGCGGCCAGACCGCGGGCTTCTTCTCGGCGGCCCACGCCGACGGCCCGGCGGGCACGACCGGTGTCAATTACGACGACGGCGTCGACACCGCGCTGACGCTCGATGGCCTGGTCGCCGCGGACCTGATCTGGTCCGCGATCACCGATCCGGACGGGCAGCCGATGGATCATCGGGCCGCGTTCCTGGTCGTTCCGCCGGCGGGCCGGATTCCCGCGAAGCGGTTGATGACGTCGGAAGAACTCGGAGCCTCAGACGAGGAGGGGACGTCAAACCCGCTGGCCGGCGAATGGGAAGTGATCTGTTCGAAGTACCTCAACAACCCGAATTACACCGGCAATTCCTCGAAGGCCTACTACCTCTTCGCCGATCCGAACGAAGTCGCCGCCGTCGAAGGCTGCTTCCTCGACGGCAAGGAAGAGCCGGTCGTCGAAACTGTCGAGCCGCCGCCGGACCGGGTGGGCCTGCTGGTCCGCGCCACGCACGACTTCGGCTTCTCGCTTCAGGAATGGCGCGGCGCCGCGAAATTCAAAGGCGAAGCGTAATCCACAGAACGCCTGTCTGAGTTCGCCGGCCAATTCGGACAGGCATACACCATGCGGCGTTTTTCGATCGCACGGTCCGACACATACTGAGGTTTCCGAACATGAAGAGCATCTACGACTGCGAAGGCGACACCATCAACATCACCGCCGATCAGGCATACACCGCCGGCGACATCATCCAATTGCCGGACGGCCGGGCCGGTCAAGTCATCCCCAGTTGCATCAGCGGCGAACTCGTCGGCGTCCGCGTCTTCGGCGTCCTTCGCGACGTGGCCAAGTCCGCGAACCTGGTCTGGATCAAGGGCGACCCGATCTGGTTCGACAAGGCGGCCCAGGCCGCGACGCCGCTGGAGCCGCTGGGCGACAGCACCGCGTTCTACTTGGGCACCGCGGCAGACGATGCCACGGCCGCGGCCGTGCTCGGCAACGTCATCCTGAACGTGGAGCCGCATTACGTCATCGACAGCGCCCGCGACAACGGCGACACGGTCATCGTGAAAACCGTCGTCGGCTCCACGACCGTCGAAGTGCCTCAGGTCCAACAGCGCGGCGGCATGACCTACATGCAGTTCGGCACCACGGCCGAAGCGCAAAAAACGGACTGGCTCTCGGCCCGCGGCTTTCAGGTCGGTTCGAACTGGATCGTGGACATTCTCTTCGAACTCATCACGGCGGCGGACGCGGCCGCGGTGGACATCGACCTGGGTGTGGCCAGTGGCACGGACGCGACGAACTTCGAATCCGTCGTCACGTTCGCCGCGTTCCACCTGGACGGCGACGACCTCAACCTCGACGCGCATTCCGACGACGGCACCACGGACAAAGCGCCGACCGACACGACCGTTGACGTGGTGGCCGGCACGCCGATCCACCTCAAGCTTGACGGCCGCGATCCGACCGACGTGAAGTATTACGTCAACGCCGTCGAGAAGCTGGCCGCCGAGGCGGACCTCGGCAACCTGGCCGCGGCGAGCCTCACGTCCTATCTGCGTGCGATCCTCCACGCCGAGAAAACCGCCGACGATTCGCCGCTGGCGTTCCGCGCCCGCATCCGCGTGCGGACGCAGCAGTAAACGTTTCGCCGACCATCGCCATTTGTGGCGAGGTCGGCCGACCACGCCGCCGGTTTTCAGAGGACTAGTCGATGTCCGTTCAAACTCAGGTCAATCTCGGCGGCACGCTCGGCGGGCGACGGTACGAAGGCATCGTCCTCTCGCCGGCGTTCGGTGTTGAAACCAACGTCCCGGAAATCACGCTGCCGGCGGCGAAGCCCGGAGCGCTCACCACGCGCACCGACAACAACACCGGCGTGCTGACGATGGACGCGGGCCACGGGCTTGCCACCGGCCGCATCGACGTCTACTGGGACGTCGCCGGCGTCAGAGGCTGTCGCCGCCAGATGGACGGCGTGGTCACTGTGGATTCCATCGCCATCGACGGCGGTTATGGCGACAATCTTCCGCCCGACGAATCGCCGATCACGGCCGTTGCGCCGGTGTCCGAAGTCGTCGCGCTCGACGCCGACGCGCTGAAAATCTTCGCGGCCAGCGTCAACAAGGATTCGCACTGCTCGATCAGCTTCGGCACCCAAGGCACGGCCTACGCCGAGGGCGGCGCGATCGAGCTCAATGACGGGCTGTTCGGTCAGGGGCGTTTCTGGGTGGACGGCGCCTTTGGCACCAACCCGCTCGCCGACGCCAATAACTTCGATCGCATTTACGCGTCGCAGGGCGGCACGTCCGCCGCGCTGCTGAACATCAGCCTGGGCGGGCAATAACGGACAATGAGTATTTCGCTGCGACTCCGGGCGGAAGTGACAGTCAGCGAGGCGCTGAGCCTGGCTGCCCTGGCCACGGCCACGCCCGCGGCGGAATACAGCGCTTACGCCACGCAACTGAACCTCGCCGGCACGACCACGCCGCCCGTCGAAAAACACGCCTCGCTGTCGAAAGCCTTAACGGCCGGTGCCGCCACCATCGACCTGACGGCGATTGCCGGTCAATTCGGCAACGTGAATTTCACCGGGCTGAAGCTGCAAGCGATGCTGCTCAAGAACAGTTCTTCCAACGGCACCATCACCGTCAGCAAGGGCGCGTCCAACGGCTACGGCCTGGACTCCGGCGGCGCCACGTTCACGATTCCCGTCGCGCCCGGCGCCACCGTGGTTTTCTTCTTCGACGACGAACCGCCCGACGTCGCCGGCGGCGCAAAGAATCTCGACCTGGCAGGCACCGGAACGCAGTCGCTTCAAATGACTCTGGTTGCGGGGTGAACCATGCTCACCCTTCAAGAGCGCGGAGTCAAAATGCACAACCGCCATGCCCCGAAGGCGGCGGGCATCCGCGGCGTTTATGCGACCAAAGCCAGCAACTACACCGCGTCCGTCACGCTCTTGGACTTCATTGCCGGCAACTCCGATTTCGTCAGTCAGCCCGCGCCCGGGGACGTCCGCGCCCGCCACGACTTCCAGACGCGGACGATCATCGGGCCACGGGCTTCGCTGGTCATCGACGGCACGCCGTTCACACCGGCCGTCGGGGACCGCTGGACGGAAACGATTTTCGGCGAGGTCTGCCGCTTCGAAGTGACGGACGATCAAACGTCCGATGCCGCGACGTTCTCTGACACGGGCCGCACCCGCATCCGCATCCGCCTCAAGAGGGTCAACTGATGACCCTCTATGAGCGAGCCTTGCAGGTGGGCGAGGACCTGGTGGACAAGATTCGCATGGCGCTGAAGCCGTGGAAGTCCGCCACGGTGGCGCGCGAGTACGCTCCGAAGATTGACGACGCGCAGTTCGACGCCTGGATTGCGACTCAAAAATCCTTGGGCGTTTTCGTCATTCCGCTGGGCCTGCGATCAGAACTGGCAACCCGCGGCCACGACAACGTCACTTACCGGTACGGCGTCATCTTCGCGGAGAAGTGCGACGAAGGCGGACTGCCGTCGCTGGCCTGGATGGACAAGCGCGTCACGGCGCTGCTCCAGGTTGAGGAAATGCTCGGCGATATCCGGTCCTGGGAAGAGAGCCCGCTGAAGCCGGAGGAATCCGAAATCACATTGATGTTCGACCCCGACGCCTACCGGCTCAACCACGCCTTCTGGGGCTTGTGGGAGATCAGCCTCAACGAGACCTGCCGGCGAACCCACCCCATCCGATATGAGGTGGACCCGTGAACATTGCCATGACCGCTTCGCAGCGACTGTTCTTCGACAGCGACGCCATCCTGAAAGAACTCAGCGCCGCCGAACGGAAGGTGAATTCCCGCTTCGGTAGCTTCGTCATGACGGGCGCCCGCCGGTCGATGCGGGAAGTCGGCAAGGACGGGAAGCCTTCGCCACCCGGCAAACCGCCGAAGGCCCGCAAAGGCAAACGCGGCGGGCTCTTGAAGCGTGGCCCGTTCGCGGTCCAGTTCGCCTGGGACACCGCCCGCCGCACGACCGTTGTCGGGCCGCTGGTGATTCCGGGAGGGAAGGATCGCAACCCCGGCGGCACGATGCCCGAAGCCCTGGAGCATCCCGGCGGCAAGGTCATCGTCAAAGAGGCGCAAAAAAAGGACGGTACCTACAGCGTTCGGGCCGCGGCCTGGGCGCACATCAACGGCGGCAAGATTCGCGAGCGCGTCGCCAGCGTGAAAGCCCGGCCGTTCATGCAGCCGTCGCTCGACAAGGAAGCGCCGAAGTTCCCCGGACTCTGGCGCAACGCAATTACCAAGTGAGGTATTCGAAATGAAGCGAGGCATTCTCTGCGATTTGTACGTCAACACGGCGGCCCACTCTGGCTCTTACAACTCCGGCACTTGGGATGAAATCGACATCGCCCAGGACGTGAACCTGGGCAAGTCGAAGGAAACCCACGACACGACGAAGCGCCGCGGCAAGGGCATCAAGACCATCAAGACGACGCTGACTGACATCGTCATCACCGGGAAGATTCCGGTGCCCGACGATGTTGCCGTCGGCAACCCCGACTACGATCAGTGGCTGCTCTTCAACGATGCCTGGGACGCGGACGAAGCGCTCGACGTCATGGCCCTGACTGGGCCGATCACGACGAACGGGAATAGCGGGGTCCGCGGTTATTTCGAAATCACGAAATGGGACCTGGATCAGGCGAACGGCGTGGCGCTCTTCCACGACTTTGAACTCCGAGTGACGGACGTGCCGTTCGCCGTGCTCACCGCCGTAGCGGGGGCGAAGCCACTGCGGAAAGTCAAAATCTCCGGAGGCTCGCCGGTCTACGCGGCGATGGGCTCCAAGGTCTACGCGTAAAGGGGATGCATGCAATCGTTCAAAGACGTTAAGGGCGACGCCTGGATCTTCCCGGCGTTCACGTTCGGCCTCGTCCTGGACATCAGAGACAAGACCGGCGTCGATTTTCTCGGCGACGATTCGCCCGAAGCGAAGGGCGCCGGCAAGTGGTTCGGCATGCTCTTCAACCCGCGCTATCTCGGGCGCGTGCTGTACGTGATTTTCGAAGACGTGATTCACGAGCGCGGCCTGGATGAACGGTCCTTCGCCAAACGCTTCGACGCCGACGCCTGCGAATCCGCACGCATGTGCATCATCGAGAGCCTTGTGCTTTTTATCCACGGCCGGCAGCAGGGGGCGGCGATGAACAGAGAACTGTCGGCCGTCGTCGCAAAGCTGAACAGCGCTCTGCTCACTCGCTGGAAGAGTACGGTTGGCGCTGCGCTGGCATCGCTGGACTCGACCCCCGACCCTTCAGCCTGAGGCACTTGTCCTGGATGGCTCGTGGCGCCGACGAGGCGGCCTGGAATCGGGCGCGGTCGCTCGCGGAGGTGACGTGGGCCGTCTGGGCCAAAGACCCGCTGCCGCGGGGAATCTGCGAACCGTACTTCGTGCAACCCGCCATGAACAGCCGGGGCAACAAACTGGCGATGGCCGGGCTTCTTTCGGACCTCGACAAGTCGGAGCGTAGCAATGGCGGCGGGCGGCGGCGGTAGCGGCAAGAGCGGGGCCATCCGTACGGGTGCCGCCTTCGTTGAGATATTTGCCAAGGACAAGGGACTCCGCGCCTGGCTCAACACCGTCCCGAAACAATTCCAGGCCTTCGGTAAAAAGCTCAGTGCGATCGGCCTGGCCGGCGCAGGCATCGGCGCCGCCGTCGCCGCACCGCTGGTCGGGCTCATCAATCATTTCGTCGAAGCGGGCAGCGCGGCCACGGACATGGCGGCCCGTTTGAACACGAGCACCGAAACCGTCACCGGGCTGTCTTACGCCGCGGATCTGGCCGGCACGTCGGCCGAAGACATGGAAGGCTCGCTGGCGAAACTGCAAAAGCAAATCGCAGCCGGCGAGAAAGTCGCGGGCATCGACTTAAGCGCGTTGAAGGACGCGGACCTGGAAACCCAAGTCTACGCCGTGGCCGACGCCATCGCGGCGATTGAGAATCCAACGGAGCAGGCGGCCGCGGCCACGGAAGCGTTCGGTAAGTCCGGCCGCAAGATGCTGCCGTTTTTGAAGGAAGGCGCGGCCGGCCTGGCGAAGCTCAAAGCGCAGGCCGCGGCCGATGGCGCGATCATCACCACTGCGGAAGCCGAAAAGGCGGACCGCATCGGCGACGCGATCAGTCGTATTTGGACCATCATCAAAAGCATCGGCCGCAAGGTCGGCGACGCGCTCCTGCCCGACGCCGCCGCGGTCGAACATTTCGTATCGCTCATCAGTTCCTACGGGCAGCAGATTCGCCAGTTCATCAGCGATAACGCCGGACTCTTCAAGATCATCGGCATGGTGGCCGGCGGCCTGATTGCCGGCGGGCTCGCCGTCGCGGCCTTCGGCGCGGCGTTCACGGCGCTGGGCGTCGTGCTGGGCGGTGTCTTGACGGGGCTCGGCGCTATCGCCGCCGTCATTGGCGCCCTGCTCTCACCGCTGGGCTTATTCGTGGCGGGGCTCGCGGGCATTGCCGCGCTCATCATTGCATCCGATTTCGACACGTACAGCGAAAGCGTTGAACGATTGGGACTCATCTTCGGCCAGACCTTCGGCGGCATCCGCGACGCGCTGGCGGGCGGTGACTTGAAGCTCGCCGGCGAGATTGCGATGATCGGTTTGGAAATGGCGTTTCAGGAAGGCGTCGGCCTCCTCGAAAAAATCTGGATCGGCTTCAAATTCTTTTTCTTCGGATTGTGGCTGGCCATCGAACACGCGGCCCGGCTGACCGCCGCGGCGATCGGCAGCGTAATGTTCGAAGTGATCCAGGCCACAATCGACGGGCTGAATCTGCTGATCGACGGGATCAACAAAGTCATCGAAGCGTCGAACGAACTCAACCCGTTCGGCGACATCGGCGCGCTGGGGCACGTCAACAAATTGAAGGACCGTTCCGTGCTGGGCCGCGAAGTCGCGCAGCAGAATCGGGAAATCCGCGAGCTTGAAGAGGATAAGCGCCGGCAAATGGAAGAGGCCGGCAAGGTCGATCCCGCACTACAAGCTCGCCTGGATCAATTGACTGCGCAGGCACGCGACTTGAAGCGGCCGGAAGCGGCGAAGGCGGAGGAGGTTGCGCGGGCCGCGAAGGAAATGGTCGAGGGCACCGGCCCTGTCCAAGGCGCCTTTGGCAGTTCGGCCAGCAGCGGGGCCCTCGGCCTCGGCGACGGCAGCGGCATCGAAAAGAACACGGAGCGGACGGCCAAAGCCTGCGAGGGCACGGAGAAAGCGATCAAAGGGCTCAAGCCCGTGTTGATGGAAGAATAAGCATGCACGTTCTGCAGTTGGATTTGCAGGAAGACATCACCGCGGACGCGAAGAATTCGTCCGGGGAACTGCTCTACCACGCCTTCGACATCGGCGAAGACGAAGCGGACCTGGACAAAGTCGTTCAGGCGGTGCTGGATCAGAGCTACGAGTTCCTCACCTTCCGCGTGCCGAACACGCCGGGGCAGCCGTCGAACTCGCGACTGGACCGCATCTTCCGCAAGTCGGTCAAGCCGGCCTGGCTGACTCACAATCAGGCGCTGGCCGTCGTCACCTACGGGATGCTCGACGCGCTGCCGTGGCCGGATCTCGGCACGGGCGGGACGCCGGGGCCCGGCGGGCAGACGAACCCGAGCGAGAAGCCGGCGGCGGAAGAGTTCGGGCCGGAGCTTTCGTTCGACACCCAGGGCGGCAACTCGCGGATTTTGATTTCGAAGAAAACGCGCTGGCGCAACAAGTCCGAAGACTTCCTGATCAACAACGCGCCGGACCTGCACGGGGCCATCGGCTATTCGGACGGCAAGATTGAAGGCTGCGACATTTACACCGGCTCGTTGCGGTGGTCGATCACGTTCAAAGGCGTGCCGGTCACGGGGGAGTATCTCGACAAGCTGGAATTCATGACCGCGAAAATCGGCAGCGATGGCGACGGCGGCATTCACAAGTTCTTCGGCCGTGATCCGTACTCGCAACTCTTCCTCGGCGCGTCCGGCAATTACCGGCCCGCGGATAAATGGGTGGTGACTTACAACTTCCTCGGCGGCAAGAACCGCTCCAATCTCTACATCCCGGCGACGGGCGGGTTCCGCGTCTACTTCGACGACGTCCGGGCGCACGACTACGTCTGGATGATGTACAAGGAAATCACGGAAGACAGTTTCGTCTTTCAAGTGCCCAAGGCGGGTTACGTCGAAGAGGTCTACGATCCCGTTCAGTTGCGCCAACTCTTCTGGCCGGGGGGCTACGTCGGATGATCGACCCCGGCAAACGCCAGGTCGCGGGCACACGGCCGAAGCTCTCCGCAGGCGCCTGGAACTCATTCATCGCGATGTCGAATGAATTCCAGATGCAACAGACGGGCGACCCGTCCGCCAATCCGCCGGTTGTCGAAGTCAACCCGTCGCTCACGGTCATGGTGCTGAACAGCACTGGTGTGGCCCGCGAGCCCGGTCACATCGTCGCTATGCCGAAGAGCACGACGGCATTAGGCCGATTCCCCGATGACATGCTCGACGCCGGACGCCGCCCCTACCTGACGGGCAGCACACCTGCCGCTGGCGGCGGGGTTCCAATTGCGGTCTACGTCGATGCGGTCGATGTCGATGAAGCCGGCAAGGCCGTTATTCTCGGCGTCGCATCGACCATCGTGAACATGACCGACGCCGCTCACAATTTCGCCAAACCGACGCCGTCGGACTGCACCAAGTTCACCAGCGATCCGGGCGGACCGTACCCGATTCTGAAAGTCGAGACCGGCACCGGCAACAAAAAAGCGCAAGTGCTGATCGGCCTGCCGCTGAAAATGCTTGAAGTCGTCACCGACGTCCAATGCGACGGCGGCGAGCTCGATGTGACGTATACGGAAATCTGGACCCTCTACGAAGAGGAGTCCTAACTGGGCACGCGCACTGAGACCATTGATGGCTGCGAGTGCTGCACGCCGGTCTGCAACCTGCTGTGTAATGAATGCGCGTCCACCGATATGAACATGGAACTATTACGGTGGCGCGACGTTGTCTGGAGCGGCTGCACGCCGACCTTCGACGCCTGGAGCACTGATATCACATCGGCGAACCGGAATTTTTCTGAGTTCATGAGTGGCGGCGAATGCACCTACCTGGGCGACGTCGGGCCTGGGCCTGGCTTTGAAGAAGACCCTTCAATCCCGACCTCGCCGCTTCGAAGGATGATCGTCGCGCAACTGATCTGTTCCAATGAATTCCTCGCCAAAACACCCTGCGAGGATAACCCGGCCGGCGACCGCTTCGTGCTCTCGTGCAACGTCCAACGCGCACTTCCTCCGACCTACGTCACCCCGTTCTACGTCTCGGTTTACTGGCAAGTGATCTCCTTCGACCCCTCGCCGTTCGATCTGGTGATGCGAGTCGGATTGTATCACGCCGCTAACGCCGACCTCGGCGATCATTGGATGGAACTCGAAGTCCGTTTTACGTGTGTGCCATGATCCTCGAGCCCTACGTTGCCTGGCTCGAATCGAATTTCGATTCGCACCTGAAGCCCGACGCCGTCGCGGCCCACGCCGCCTTCATTGCCGATTACCGCGAAGGCCTGGAGCTTCCGCTCGTCGGCGCACTGGCGTCGCCCGCGACGGAGAGTTGTGTCGATCGCGATCGCGAACTGACGGCCGGCGAGATCGCCGCCCTGGGCCTCGACACCCGTTGCCGGTGGTTCGCCTGCAAAACCGGCGAGCACAAAGCGCACCGGCAATGCCAGAGGAAACGAAGCTAGATACTGATGCCAAAATTTCCGGAGGTCAGACCCCGATGCAGACTCCGCTGATCGACTTCCGTGGCGGGCGGCTGAATCTCGCGTTTCGCCGAGGCTCGACCGTCGGCCTGACCTATCAGGACATCCGCGACGCCGCCGGAACGCTGATTCAAAACATCGCGTCCGCGGAAATCACGTTCCGCGAAGGCACGACCGCCGATGAGGTCCTCGGCGCGGCGGTCGTTGGTCTCACGGTGACGCCGACGAACACCTTGACGGCCGTCGTCTGGGAAATGTCGGTCGCCGACACGCGGCTTTTCGATCCGACGAAAACTTACTGGTATCAACTCGACCTCATCACGCTCGCCGGCAAAACGTGGACGATTGTGTTTGGCGACGTTGAAGTCGATCCGGAGGGCACCTCGTGAATAACATCGTCGGGCACGTGACGGTCATTGCCGGCGGGCCGCGGGTCGTGGCCGTCGGACCATCGACGGACCCCGTAACGACTCTGGGAGATCCCGGCGCGGACCGGCTCTACTTCTGGGACGACTCCGCAAATAAAGTCGGACTCCTGGAACCGGAAAGCACGATCACGATCACCGGCACGAAATTCGGCGTCACGCCGAACACGTTTCAGCCGGTTGATGCGACGCTGACGGCGCTGGCCGGTCAAGCCGTGGCGGCCGACAAACTCATCTATGCGACCGGGGACGACACGTTCGCCATCACCGGGTTCACCGCGGCGGCGCGGAGCGTGCTAGACGACGCCACCGTCGGTGATATGGTGAACACCCTTTTTGGGGCCGCGTCGGTCGGCACCGGCGGGGCGGCCCGCGCCACGTCGCCGATTTTTGGAACGGGCGTGGGCATCGACAATATTTTCGTCATCAACGGTGACAACAGTAATCCGGCGTCAACAACGAACGGCGGTCAGGTTTGCATCGTGACGGCGGCCGGCACGAACGGCGCCGGCGCCACTGCGGGCAAGGACGGGCGCAATTACATTATCCGTACCGGGGCCGGCGGCACGTCCGGGAGCGGGGTTGGCGGCAACGGCGGCAACTTCTTGATCGGCCTGGGCGTCGGCGGGGCCGGCGGCGGCGGCAACGGCAGCGCGGGCGGCTTCAGCGTTTCCGTGAACGGCGTGCCACTATTCACAATTCTTGGCTCAACCACCGACGTCTTCGTCGGAGAAAACTCACAGAACGTCTATATCGGCGGGTCGAACAGCGGCGGCGGCACGAACGCAAGCATCAACATCGGGCAAGCGGGGTGCGATGCCATCAACCTTGGCAACGCCGGCGGCAATTGCTTCGTGAACGTACTCGGCCACTTCCAGATGGGCGACGATTACAACAACGGCGTCGAACTCATTGATCCCGGCGCGATCATGCCCAGCGCGACGGCACGCGGCGGATTCGCTGTTTATCAGGGTGGCAACCTCATCGGCTACGTGCCGATCTTCGCCGTGGCCTGACATCGAGGCCGGCAAAGTTTCCGCAAGCGGCCGGGTTTGCCGGCCGCCTGCGAAATCCTCCACGGGCACGCCCCGGCCAGCGGGTGCACAACTGTTTCCGTCCTAGATACGTTCATGCTTTACGCCCCGCCCGCGGAACTCCGCCGAAACGTGCGACGCTGCAAACGAACGGGACAGATCGACCACGCGCTGGCGCTCATGCTGATGAAGATCGCGCTGGAAGTGAACAAACGATGGCGATACATCCCCTGGCGCGAGAACGATGAATTCGTTCAGTGCGCCATGCTCTACCTGCTGGAAACCCGCGTACTCGACAACGCCGACCCCGACAAGAATCTCTTCGCCTACTTCACCGAGGTGCTGCGGAACTTCGGCAAAGCGCTCAAAGACCGGGCCATCAAAGAAGCCCAGGCCCGTTGGGATTACCTGGAACTCGTGAAGCAGATCGTGGTCGCGTCCCTCGACCGACGGAAAAACCTGAACGACACCACAATGGAGGATTTGCATGCGATCGTTTCTTACGAAGCCGAACCTGGAGAAAATGACCCTGTTCCTCTCGATCGCGCTGACGATCACCATCATGCTGTTGCTGGTCACTGTCGCGAGCTACAACGCCGGGCGACGCAACGAAGCGGCGCAGGCGCGGACGTCGCCCGCGGCCGAATCGGAGGAGAGCTACGCCGCGGCCGTGGGCAACTCGATCAACGACACCGCGGCGATCGAAGACGTGCCGGCCTGGTTCGACGCCAACGCCGAACACGCGGTCCAAGGAATCGGCTACAAGAAGCGCGCGCTTGAACGCCGGACTCGCATCATCGTCAACGCCGGCGTCCGCGAAGCCGGCCAGCAGTTCCTGGCTGCGATCGTCATTCAGCCCGGCGCTGTCAACGAAGTCGGCGCGCCGGTCTACACCCTCGACCGCTCGAAGCTCATCAACATCGACCAGGAGAAGCTGAAGCGTTGGGCCGCCATCGCGCTGGTCGTACTGCAGTTCGTCGAGCCCTTCGTTCCGCCGCCCTACAACTTCGCCGTCCACGCCGCGGTCATGCTGCTGAAGCTGTACCTGGCCGAAGACGAGCCGATCCTCCGCACCTTCTTCGTCGCCGGCGGCCCGCCAGACGGCCGCATCCAGCCCTCCTATTGCGTCCGCGTGTGTGATTGTCCGGCTCGATGGCGACTTGAACGCTGTAATGGCTTCGGGTTTGCGACCGCGGCCTGAAATCCGGGCGGCTAAATACGAGTGTCTCCTTTCGAGCACGTCATGACCCGCCTGTACTCCACCCTGCTGATCGCGGCGATCGGCTTTAGCTGCACTTCTTGGTCGATCGCCGCGATCGGCGCCGCCGAGGCCTTCTCGCCGGCGAAGGGACCGATCTCCGCCAGCGGCAAGCCGGCGACGATCGACGTGCCGGCGAACCTGCACATCAAAAACCTCTCCGGCTCCGACGGCCTCGGTCTCTGCGTGTTCACGAGCGTCGAGCTTTCCGCACGCTGGCAGAACGTCACTGAGTTCGACGGCTTTCAAAAGTGGATGACGCGCCGGCCCGGCGGCGGCTCCCCGAATAAGCTCGACAAGATGATTGCCCTTTTCGCCCAGGAGAAGGGTCTGCCCGCTCCACTCTACATTCAGCACACCGGCGGCGACGAGACCCTGCTCGAGCTGGCGCTCATCACCGGCCGCATGCCCTCCGTCACCTACGCCGGCCGCGACGACTTTTACCGTCCTTCGCCGCGGAATCCCAGCGGACGAATCGCGCACATGGTCAACCTCGCCCACCTCGACGCAACCGAAGCCGCCATCATCGACAACAACCGACCCGGCGTCTGGGTTTGGATGACGCGCGCCGAGTTCCTGCAGCGCTGGCGCGACATGGACGGTGGTTGGGCCGTGGTGCTGCTGGCGCCGCCCCCGCCGCCACCGGCGACGTCGCCGCAGCGGATGTTCGGGCAAACCGCCGGACCGAGCGCAGGAAATTATTTTTGGTACGGTCCCTATGGTGAGGGCGACGGCCGTTCTTGGCAGCTGAGAGAAGTTTTCTGCAACAGCAACGGCTGCAGCTACCGCTCCATCGGCTTGCTCGACTTCACGGGCTGGTATCCCCGGGGCGGCGAATGCCTCCCCGTCCGTGATTGCCCGAAACTTCCACCGGCTGCCTACCTCGCGATCAAACCCCTCGACCCGCCGGCCGCGGCCGACGTCGCGCCGCCGGCGATCGAGAATTACGGCATCGAACTCGACAAGGTCCACCAGGGCAAACGCTATTCGATCTCCGGATTCGAAGTCGATCGCGATTCAGCCATGGCCGCCATGACGTCGCTTGCCAACGACAGCGGCCGTTACCACCTCTCGATCGTCAGCGACGACGACGCGGCCCGCCGCGCCGCCCTGCAGGCGATCGCCATGGAACCGGCCCTGGCCGCGTTCCGCGACAAGGTCCACGTGCAGAGCTACCGGTCGACCGATTGGCCCGTGCAATTGCGTTCGCTCAAGTCCGGTCTCACCGTGCAGAAGCCGCGGATCGCCGGCGGCGCCGTCGTGTGGCAGTCGCCCGACTTCACGCCGGCGATGATCGCTGAAGGCCTGAAGTACACCGACCCGAACTTCTCGCCGCCGAAGCCGATGCCGGCGCCGCCCTCCCCTGCCCCGTCGCCGCCGGGACCGGCGAACCCGAACACCCCGTCGCCGGCGACGCCTCCGATCAACGGCAAGGTGCTGCTGATCCTGATTGGCGTCGCCCTTCTTTACTTTCAACTCCGCAACACCCGGACCTGACGATGAACCTCGACGAAATTCTCCTGCAGCTTCAAGCGCACGGCACCTGGGGCTGGGTGCTGGCCGTCGCGATCGTCGCCCTCTCCGCACTGCGGAAGTCGCGGTCGCCGGCGACGCCGGTTTCGCCGCCGCCGAGCCCAACACCCGCGGTTCAGGTCGCGAGTGCCGGCGGCGGCATTGAAGTCAGCTACGCCCAGGCCCTCCTGGAGCAGCACGCGGCTCTAGTCACTGCCGCCGCTGCAGAGCGTAAGCGCCTCAAGACTGAACTGGGCACGCTCGTCTCCATCACCGGCATCGCACCGCTCGATTAGTCAGTCCCAATTTTAGAACCCCAAGGAGACCTGCCATCGAAACGATTCTCAGCCTGGTGAAGTTCGACTTCCTGAAAGGCTATCGCACAATGGCTGCGGCCGCGGCCGCGATCGCCGGCGGCGTCGTCTTTCTCGTCGACGGCAACACCGCCGGCGGCATCCAGTCCATCGCCCTGGGCCTCGGCCTCCTCGGCGTCCGCTTCAAGTGACCGACCTCGCCATGCTCAGGGTCGGCCTCTGCGTCGGTTTCTTCATCGGCGTGGCCTTCACCATCGGCGTGACCGAGCTGTTCAACAACGACTGCGATTGAAGATGACCACCACCGACCCGGACAACGCCATGCCAAAGAGCAAAGCCGAAGCGATCACCTCGTACATCTGCTCCATGATCGTCAAGCTGGCCTTCCTGGGCCTGCTCGCTGTTGTCGCAATTTACGGTTGCAATCGCCATTAACTGGAGATCCGGATGAAAGCGCGTACTCTGCTGAGGGACTTTTTAATTTCGTTGACCGCGACGCTCCTCGTGGGAATGATCTGCAGCACGATCTACCTTTGCCACGAGAAGTGTCCGTGTGACAGGGGCGGCGACGGCGTCAGCGGCTGTCCCTGCAGCAAGCTGTGCGAGTGCAAGAGACGGTGATTTGCTTTCGACGGTGACCCGTTCTAACTGTTGTGGGAAGGCTCCGTTGGTTGCCCGCCGGCGTCCCCGAACGCCGGCGGGCGTTTTTGTTCATGGCCACACTCGGCATTTCTGGCGATGGCGGATCCTCTCGGCATTTCTGGCGATGATCGATCGACACTTGACGGCCACGGCATTTCTGGCGATGCTACCAGGTATGAACTTCCCCGGCAGCAAACAATCGGCGGGCGTCTGGCAGCGGCTCATCAACTTGATGCCGCCCCATTCCGTCTACATCGAGGCGTTCCTTGGCAGCGGCACTCTGATGCGTATGAAGCGGCCGGCGCGACTTAACATCGGGCTCGATTTAGATCCGGCCTCGTTGAAACTGGCGGTGTCAGCTGAGCCGTTCCGCGGGCCCCACACGGTGAAAACAGCGATGGTGGACGCCGTTGCTGCAGCCACGGCAATTATGCCGAGGTCGGCCGCTCTCGCCGGGAAAGGCGATGCTCGAGCACACTTCGCGTTCTTCCGCGGCGACGGCATCGAGTTCCTCGAACGTTACCCTTTCACCGGCGACGAACTCGTCTATTGCGATCCGCCGTACCTGCTGAGCACCCGGTCGCGTAAGCGCATTTACCGCTACGAAATGTCCGACGTCGCCCACGCCAGATTCGTCGAGGCCGCCGGCAAGTGCCCGGCCCACGTGATGATCTCCGGCTATTGGTCAAAACTGTACGCGGAGCGATTGGCCGGCTGGCGCTCGATCAAGTATCAGGTGATGACGCGCGGGGGCCTGCGGACGGAATGGCTCTGGTTCAATTTCCCGCGGCCACGGCGCTTGCACGATTACGACCAGGTCGGCCAAGACTTCCGATCCCGCGAGTGCATTCGGCGCAAGGCCGGGCGCTGGGTCGCGAAGCTCGGGAGACTGCCGTCCCTGGAACGGAATGCGATGCTCGCGCTGATCGAGGTCCTATGGCAGCCGCGCCTGGGTTTCCGGCGTCGCGAAATGATCCGCCGCAAGATCGAGCGATTGACGGGGGGCCTTGGCCGGCTCGAAGAGTTGGAACGCAACGCGATCATCAACGCGTTGCGCGGATAAAAACCCTTCAGAGCGATTTGTTTGCGCTAGTCGTCGAAAAAAAACTGTAAACATTGAACCTCGACGTCCTCGATCACCACCCGCCGGCGGGCTGCAGCCTCGACGGCTCGCCGGAGAAAAATCGC